TACATTTATACTTGCATCTTGCAATATCGTACGACCAGACGAAACAGTCAATCCACCATTTCCAGTAATTAATCCAGAAACAGACAATGCATTCAAACTTGCATCTTGTAATATCGTACGACCGGACGAAACAGTCAATCCTCCATTTCCACTAATTAATCCAGAAACAGTCAATACATTTATACTTGCATCTTGCAATATCGTATGGCCAGAAACAGTCAATGAATTCATACTTACATCATTCATGCCAGTATGGTTTAAAACAGTCAATGAATTCATACTAACATCATTCATGCCAGTATGGTTTAAAACAGTCAATGCATTCATACTAACATCATTCATATCAGTATGGTTTAAAACAGTCAATACATTTATGCTGGCATCTTGCAATATCGTGTGACCAGAAACAGACAATGAATTCATACTTACATCATTCATGCCAGTATGGTTTAAAACAGATAATACATTTATGCTGGCATCTTGCAACACCGTACGTCCAGAAACAGACAATGCATTTATGCTTACATCAGACAATCCAAACGTAACGCTTTGGCTGTTTTTATTACCATCACCAGCATAACCAACAATTGTAATACCCGAAGAACTGTAAAAATTTATAGCTTCTTCCCCCTTGGCTTTCAATGTAGCGGTGCCAATGATCCATGGATTAAATGTGCTACCAAGAGAAACCAATACGGAATGAGGGTTATCACCATCTACGTTAAAGCCGCTGTCCGTGTCAAAATATATTGAAGTAATGTCATTATATCCAGTATTGCCAGTGTTTACACTACTATATGTTCCCACGATTAAATGGGAACTGATACCAGCAGGACCAGTAGAACCAGTAGGACCAGTAGGACCAGTAGGACCAGTAGGACCGGTCGTGCCATTACCAGAACTAGGAAATAATTGTTTGGAATATGACATTATAAAGATTAACAATAAAATAAACAATAAAATAAACAATAAATATAAACAATAAAAATATCTTAAACCGCTATATTATATGGATTTTAACCTGAACAGTTATCAAAAAAAGGAATTACAAGAGATGTTTGAACTGCCATCTGATTACAACCATGAATTAGTAGATATTCAAGAAAAAAAATTAAGAGAGAACATTGTAAACAACGCAACCATCAATGAAGACATCAAAAACAAAACGCTCATCTTTTTAAAAGAGGCCAAACAACTCTTATTAACAGACCTCGCCAATTTCTACAATACCCGATTTGATTTGAAACCGTCCCAAACAGATTCAGACACAAATCACGATGTCCAAGAGAGAAAACCGACGCCTTTTTTAAACTCTTTTCCGAGCGAGTTTTTCCCAGGAGTCATCAATCCATTAAAAAAGCGAGTATCAACTCAAAATCTAAACATAGACACACGATTTAGAGAGAATTATTTCGGGTCTCCAGCCACGAATTATCATTTGAATCTCCCAATAAAAATGAGCAGTGTAATGACGATGCAATTGTCCGCATTTGAAATGCCAACCACTTTTTACAATGTGTCAAAGCATTATGGCAACAATTTCATGACCATCACTGTCTCCGAATTGGATGCACCCATGGTATCGGCCGTTCTTACAGTTCAAGACGGCAATTATACCTACGACACAATCACTAGTTATTTAAATAGTATTTTAACTAATTTGGGCTCCCCCTTTGACAAATTGATATTTGCGATTAATATTATGAATACGTCTGGTTCTGGACAAATGGTGGTTGGAGTCAAGGCAACCACAGACCCGTCAACCATTCAATTTTTTCTCAATTTTCAAGTAGATAAGAATGGCAAAGAGGATAAAAGCACTCCTTTGCCATTGAAATTTGGATGGACACTCGGATTCCGAAATGGAATCTATATAAATAATTCAACCTATGTTTCCGAAGGCGTGGTGGATTTATTAGGACCGCGATATATTTATTTGGTGGTGGACGATTACAACAACAATGTAAACAATGGATTTTTCAGTGCATTTACGAGTTCAATATTAAACAATAATATTTTGGCACGTATTTCAATGAATGCGAATTTTTTTGATGTGTTGGGTCAAAACAATCTTTCTCTCATAACTACCCCGAGAGAATATTATGGTCCAGTGGACATTCAAAAAATGAATATTCAATTGTTGGACGAATACGGACGCGTCTTGGATATTAATAACATGGATTATAGTTTTTGTTTGACATTTAAATCCGTGTATGACATTTAGAGCAACGCCAGTTTAGACCGCGGTAGCACCATCGCCACCAGTTGGAAACCCCTGCTTCGTCCCGCCATCATATTTCACTGCATAATGATTGTCTAGTAGCCATTGATTGATGTGTAAATCGCCCAAATACACATCAGCCAAAATGCGGCCATATTTTTCAGTCTGAACATTTTTCAGAGAAACAACTTGATGCAATAATTTGTCATTCAATGCTGCCCGCGATTTTTTCGCCGCAGCCTTTTCTTCTTCAGAGTGTCCTTTGATTTCGGGACTATCAATGCCATTTAAACGAACTGAAAAGCGAAACAATGGCGACGAACCGTCCACATAAGGCATGTAGGCCGCAATCGTAATCGTGTCGCCGTCGTATACTTTGATGACTTGTCCTTGGCGAATTGGAGAGACAAATGGACAAGTGTTTTCCCAAGAAATAATATCACGAGTAATGTCAAGATTCATATTAGTTATTTAATAAAATTAGTTTTATATTGTTAAAAGAAAGTATTTATTCATTATATATGATTTCCGGATTTAATCTTATACAAAATTCTATCAGCAGTAGTCAACCTGCAACCACACCTCAACGGCAACCGATTCATGGCTTTCAGTTTATACAAAATTCTATACAAGGGCAATCAGAAGAACAAGAACAAGAACAACAATACCGTCAATTCTTACAATCCATGCCAAATTCATACCCAAATTCATACTCAAAATCCTATCCATCTGAACAATACCAATACCCAGACCAAGAAGAATACGAAGACCAAGACCAAGACCAAGACCAAGATAAATGCATGACAACCCCAAAGTACGCAAGCACAAATTCAAACAATCCAAACAATTATATCACATTGAATTTCGCAAACGACACGTATTTAACAATCATCACTGCAAAATTAACATATCAAACAATCGCCGGCATGTCGGCTTATGTATCAAAGAGTTATGCTTCAAACACATATTTATCCATAGAAGATGCGTCCAATATTTATATACCTATTGATGATGTTTCTGGAACTTATTTGACCATAATTGATGCATCAAATACGTATTTAACCATTTCCAATGCAAACGCAAAATATTTAACCCAAACTGATGCGTCCAATACATATTTATATAATACACTTGCTTCCCAAACATATTTAACACTGATAGAAGCCTCTACATATGTGTCGCAACCATATGCTAACACAAATTATTTATCAAGAGCAGCAGGAACCCACACAAGCGATGCAACCTCAACATCGTTTACTGGAAAAATATCGGTTCAAGGGGCAACTTTCTCTTGTGATGTATCAAATAACAAATTAGGAATTAATACTAGCATAACAACAGATACTTCACAAATAGGAAATGGAACGGTTACAGTAGGTTCGTCAACAACTAATAATAACGCGACAAATGCAGTCATTGTTGGTTCATATGTCTCTGGTTCTAACAATTCTGTTGCAATTGGAAAGTCGTGTGGTTCTACCAGTATAACTCAATCTGATAATGTCACCATTGGAATCGGTGCTTATTCTAACGCTAGTAATTGTGTTACGATTGGTTCACATGCTATTAGTAATGCGAATAATTGCGTTGTTATAGGTGCGAATGCGTTGACGGATGCTTCGGCAAATAATTCTGTGGCAATTGGATACAATTCTCATGCGACACTTCCATATCAAATCGTATTAGGTGCCTCATATGAAACAGTATATTTTTCTGGTAATCCACCCTCAGGAACCACGCCAAACACATGTCTTGTTCTCTCTTCAAATGTGACATTAAACACCTTGACAAGCACTCCTCCTATAAGCGGACAATTAGGATATACGACGACATTAACAATTTTATTATCAAATAATATAACAATATCAACAACCCCAACGCCAACAATATATGCCACATTGAATCTAGGGGTTGGCACATGGTTAATCACAGGAGTAATCACAGTGATATCGCAACTGTCACAATTAATATCCGGAACAGACAATGGAATATTTACCATAAGCATGAACACTGTAACTTCAAGCCACAACACACAACAATTAATTGTTTATCAAAATTTTGCTGTGAATGGAACAGCCATATATACCACTTCAAGTTTCAATTACAGCAATGTAATTTATAATACAAATTCAACACAAGTATGGTATATATTAATATCTGTTGCACAAAACAGCACTGCTATAAATACTTCAAACACTGGAGCATATATAAATGCGACAAGAATAGCATAATTTGTTGTCTTATAATAATATAATGTCTCGCTCATATGGTTCCGCCTTTTCAGGTCCTGATTCATATTCAAGTGATTACATTTATAATTTAAAAATGAAAACAGCAATGCATTATTTGAAATGTAATCCGTATCAATATGTAACCCTAGAATATGCTGAACACACTTATTTAAAAATTACAACAGCAGCCTCCATATATCAACCTTTAAATGACCTGGATGATTATTTTCTCTATACCAATCCGTATTTAAATAATACTTATATAACAATTGTTCATGCATCCGCCTTGTATGCTTTAATAGCAGATTATCTGACAAAAACCAAGGCCATGCAAACGTATGCTCGTCCATTAGATTATTTAACAATACTGGATGCTTCCAACAATTATGTGACCCCGACCAAAGCGGCGGCAACATATGCTCTTAAAAATTCTTTAAGCACAAGTAATGATAATATCACAAAGGCTTTTGGGTCTTTTACATATGTGTCTAGAATAGGAACAGCAACGAGTAACGCAAATTCTACCAGTTTTACTAATAATATCAAGGTGCAAGGAGTAAAACTATACATCAGTGCCATTAATAGTGGTCTTATAGGTGTAAATATTACAAATTATGATTCTGGAACTGAAAATACCGTTCATATAGGAGTTAATAATTATTCTCAAACTGCGGTAAGATATAGGACATATTTGATAGGAAGCAATTCATGGAGTTATAATAATGATGGTGTTGCCATTGGTTCTTCCAATACTTCAGACAAAAGAACGTTTGCAGGTAGTATAGGCAATGATATAGTTGTTGGTTATAATTCTAAAAACAATAATGGCGGCAATGGTGTTATATTGGGTGCAAATTCAAATGTATCCTCATCTTCCCCTTCAGTAGGTTCTATTATAATTGGTTCAAACGCAACTGTATCTCTTTCTTCAACATCAACAATAGCATATGCCATTGGATATGGAGCAAATGCGACAATTTCAAATCAACTTGTATTAGGCACTTTATCAGAAACAGTATATTGTCCTGGAAATCCAATTGGAGGACAGACACCAAACACATGTCTAGTTCTCTCTTCAAATGTCACATTAAACGCATTGACAAATACTCCCCCGACAAGTGGACAATTAGGATACCAAAAAAATATTATTATAGATTCTAGTTTTGATAATAATTCAGTAAACTCTCAAAATTTCGCCACATTTACATTGTCACATGGAGTTTGGTATATTACAGGAAGCATCAATTTAACACAATCAAGCTACAGCGAGACCAATAGTGATTACGTTTTATTTAAATATGGATTATCAACAACTTCGGCCACATTTCCAACTTCGGCCACATTTCCAACTGAATATGGATTTGTTTTAAGTTATTGTGAATACAATAACTCTTTCGGTTTTAATTACAACAATATTATAATTAATAATACATCAAGTCAAACCTATTATTTGGTAATAGTAAAAACGGTTGAAGGAAAAGGATTCTGGTTTAAACCAAATGTTAGTGCAAGTTATCTAATAGCGACTCGCATCGCATAATTATTCTCTCTACAGAATATATGTATTCTACAACTCAAACTTATTTGTATATTAAAAAAAGAACATTGTGTAAAAAAAAGAATCAAAATTCACTTGTAAATCCAAATAGAACTCTGAATTTACAAGGAGTTCCAACCTTGGAATTAAACAATGTCTCGCCAATACCGCCAACTTGTCCGACAAATATTATGCCCATATTACCTGCACCATTTTTTGAAGTGTATACGATTGACCCATCCGGGTCCTTATTTGGGAAATCCCCTTATCCATGTAATAAAAATGCATGGGAAAAATATTTAGTTTACTCGTGTGATAAATCCTAATCTAAATCGTAAAAGTTAAAATAATTAATGCTATAGAGAATGAAGTGGTTAGTGCATATGTAACCAAGAATTGCATCTTTGATTGAATTATCTCGTAGCCATCGTTGTCGCCATTGTTGTCGCCATCGTTGTCGCCATTGCAGTAGTCGTCTTGTTGGTTCGTTGTTTCAGGTATCCAATTAGCAGTGTTATAGTAATCCATTTTTCCATAAATACTATCGGGACAAGTCGCTTCATTTGCATACGTGCCGTTGGAAAACTCGGGTTCCGATTCCAGGTCTTCGTCTGCATCTTCATAAATGGTTGAAATCCGTAGTATATTTTTTAAAAGTCTCCGATGAGTCACCATCGTGTCTTCTTCATCCAAAATAATAAACAATCCCCAATCAGAATCTTCTTCTCGTGCCATCCCCAGTTCCAAATCAATAAATTCTGTGATATTTGTCATGCTTTTTGTAAGGAAAGAAAAGAGAGAAAAAGCATTTCATTTTTATTTGGAATAGTGTCATGTCTCCAGCAGTTTTGTCATGTCGTTATTTTTGTCATTTATTATTCGTACCTTATAAATATGTTACAATTGCCATTAAATGTAGAATTGCAAAAAATGCCAGAAATACAAAATCAACTAAATCAACAACGAGACCCAACAAAAGACTCAACAAAAGACTCAACAAAAGACCCAACAAAAGACTCAACAAAAGACTCAACAAAAGACCCAACAAAAGACTCAACAAAAGACTCAACAAAAGACCCAACAAAAGAAGAGAATCTAGACATGATGAAATCCGTATTCAACGAATTGAAAAATTACAAACACATCCAAGAATACAATAGTGATTTCAGTGACACATATAGTAGTAAAAGCGAGAAACAAAAGAAAATCAATTATTTGAATGTTGAGAATAAATTAAACAAATATTATTTTGACATTAATCACAAATATTCTAGTGCATTGGATGTGTTGGCCTCCTATTTAAAAGGCCAAAAATTAATCTATATAGAATCCAAGGATTATTCAGATCAGCAGTTGAACAAATTAATGATGCCCTCCATTTTTCTCTCTGCCGCAGCAACTGTCTTGTCTGGAACAATCATGAATTACCCATGGGGATATATATTAATTTCATCAGTAAATGCATTCATTGCCTTTTTACTTTCTTTAGTAAATTTTTTTAAATTTGATGCAGCAGCAGAAGCCCATAAAATATCAGCACACCAATATGATAAATTGCAATCCTCTGTTGAATTCACATCAGGAATTGTATTATTGTTTAAAGACGATAATTCTTTTAACAACGAAGAGACCACCGAAAAGAATATTCGCCGTGAAAATGATAGAAAAAACATGGAGAATAAATTAACAGATGTAGAGAAGAAGATTCTAGAAATCAAAGAAACAAATCAATTCATTGTTCCTAGTGTAATTAGACAGAGATATCCGGTTATTTATAATACGAATATTTTTTCAATCATTAAAAAAATAGAAAATCAATCAAAAAAGACGATTGCACATTTAACAAATGTAAAGAATGAAATCAGATATATGAATGGATTGCCTAAAACTATTGAAAATTCCGAAAAATTGACCGAATTGTTTGAATTGAAACGAGAGATTGTCAAAAAAATATTGATATTGAATTCAGCCTTTTCAATTATAGACCAAATGTTTAGCCAAGAAATAAAAAATGCTGAATTAATTAAGAAGCATTGGTTACGTAATTTGTTTTGTTATAATTACAATATTGCATTAGTTGACCCAGAAAAAATTAATCCGTTTATAGAAAATTTGTTAGACCCATTTAGTTCTTTCACAGTATAATATATATGAGTATAACTTCAGATATATTAGCCTCAATGTTATTAAAACTTAACCGTAATGGAGAGAAAGGCGACTTTCCACAACGCATCCAATATGACCTGGATGCCGATAATATATCCCCTGCTAAAATCATTATAATAAAGCCAAATACTCTGACAACTCCGACAGCCATGTATCCAGATCCACAAAGTGAAGATGAAATGCATTTTAGATTACAGCCACAAATACAATATCAAGGTCCAGATGTAGAGCACCCGGACGATACATATCCGGACGACGTGCACCTAAGAATTCAACCGCAACTGAAATTGCAACGCCAGCAACTATCCGACTCTGACATGGACTCGGACCAAGAAGAACCATATCAAGAACCATATCAAGAACCAATCATTAGGACAAAGGATGATTTGATTCTACAACAACAAGAATTAATACGTCAACAGAGAGAATTAATTCAACAACAGAGAGAAGAACTCACCTTGTACAAAACACAATCCATGATGATTTCTGCAATGACACCTAAGAAAAAGCATAAAAAAACTGTCAGGTTTCAGTTAATGCCTAAAAAGTCATCCAGGTCTTCGTCTCGCAGGTCATCGCGTAAGTCTCATAGAAAGTCATCATTGTCTCGTTCCTTGTCTCGTGCTAGAATGCCAGAAAGAGACACTCCCATGCCTTTACCAGTGCCTTTATCCGTGCCTTTATCCGTGCCTGCACAAACACCTCCTATATTTTCATCAAGTATGCAAAAATTATAAATATAATATATATGGAAATTCAAAACATTATTCTTGTGGTAATTTTATGTTTTTTAATTTTATACACAATTATTCTTATTAAACCGCCACCGCAACCGCAACCGCAACCGGTCGTTGGAGGATGTGGTGGAACAATATATGGTTGTTGTCCAGATAACATGACACCCAAACGCGACCCATATGGAAGCAATTGTTTCTTTCGTCCTTATCCACCCGTCGTCGTTGGTGGATGTGCCGGCACAAGATATGGTTGTTGTCCAGATAACATGACACCCAAACGCGACGCATATGGAAGCAATTGTGTTTTTCGTCCTTATCCACCACCACCACCCGTCGTCGTTGGTGGATGTGCCGGCACAAGATATGGATGTTGTCCAGACAATACCACTTCAAAACGCGATGATTTAGGAACAAATTGTTCAGGGTATCTACCGCCACCACCAAGTCCCGTCGTTGGTGGATGTGCCGGCACAAGATATGGTTGTTGTCCAGACAATACAACAGCAAAACATGATGATTTAGGAACAAACTGTTCGCCTTATCCTAATTAAATTATTTGTTAAAAGAAGGAAAAGAAGGAAAAGAAGGAAAAGAAGGAAAAGAAGGAAAAGAAGGAAAAGAAGGAAAAGAAGGAAAAGAAGGAGAAGAAGGAAAAGAAGGAGAAGAAGGAGAAGAAGGAAAAGAAGGAAAAGAAGGAAAAGAAGGAGAAGAAAAGTAAAAAATAAAATAAAAAATTGATATAGAATTATCTTCTTATAAACAGGTAAGAAATGCAAACAATAACAACAACAAAATCAATTTTATATCCGGTTCTTTATGGAAAAAACAAGCACGAGAGAGACAACCACATTCAATTCTTTGAAGAAGGCCATAAATATATTATTACAACAGACCCTCATAGTAAATACACCTCGGTCACTACATGGAATCATTCGCATTTTCCGCATTTTAATGCAGACGATATTATTCGCAACATGATGAAAGGTCGCAATTGGAAACCCGGCCACAAATACTGGAATATGACTGCAGAAGAAATCAAACAATTATGGGCATCCAATGGTGCAACTGAATCCGGTGCAGGAACAAATATGCATTATGATATTGAATGTTTTATGAATCAAGATTTAGTGGACGAAGACAATGCCCCGATTTCATACACACACGAAGAGTTGTTGGATGTGTATGAAGCCGAAATCGCGTCCGGAATTCCCCCGCCGAATAGGTCTGATGAATGGGACTTCTTTTTGAAGTTTATCAAAGACAATCCTACGCTGAAACCGTATCGCACGGAATGGACGATTTATCACGAAGAACTCAAACTCGCCGGTTCTATTGACATGGTCTATGAAAACCCAGACGGTTCTCTGAAAATCTATGATTGGAAACGCAGCAAGGAAATCAGTAAAATCAATCATTTTAATAAATATGCAATTACTGAATGTGTGAATCATTTGCAAGACGCGAATTATTGGCATTATTCTCTGCAATTAAACACGTACAAGGCCATATTGGAAGAGAAATATGGGAAACGTGTCACTGATTTATATTTGGTTCGGTTGCATCCAAACAATGAAAAAAAATCGTATGATTTGATTAAATGTGCGGATTTATCACAAGAAATCGCCGATTTATTTCGTGAAAAGATGCAAGAATCAAGCATGTAACAAGGCAACAAGAACAAGATAAAGTATTTAAATAGTAATTTATTAGTAATATACTAAAACGCCCAAATGTTTTTTATCGTCTTTTTTTATTACTGTATTTTTTTAGTTGGCATTACATTCATATTACTAGATGATAATTTGAATGAAAAAAGAACACTTTTTAATGACGAGAGCGATGATGAACCAAAGGACGATGATGAACCAAAGGACGATGATGACAAAAGCGATGCTGAACCAAAGGACGATGCCACAAATAAAAATCAAGAAAAACCAAAATACGAGGACCGATACAAAATCAACCATGAATCGGTGGATGATGAATTGTCCACAGAGAAATTGGAGGCTTTGGGCAATTGTTTTATTTTAGAACACACCCCAAATGGAAATGCATTGCTTTTATATAATTATAAATCTGGTTCTTTTGTTTATTATAGCGATAATTCTATTCCGTATAAATATTTAAACGCTCTTGCCCGAAAATATGTAAATACTTATAGGTGCACAAAATTATATATAACGTCTGCAACTGCATCGGATACGGATACGGAAACGGCCAAAGACAAAGACAAAGACAAAGAAAAGCCGACAATAGAAGAAAAGCCGACAATAGAAGAAAAGCCGGCCAAAAAACAAATCTTTGCGAAATTCAAGGGTTACAATAAAAACACTTCAAATAAAATCCAATCAAGAACACAACAACCACAACATCAACAAAAACACTCCAACACATTGCAAGTAGATGTGGTTGCCAATAGATACACATATCAAGGCAAAATCGCAAATTTCAATTTCTTGAAAAAGCCGGATAAAAAATTGGTAAATAAAAAGTTGGCATTGTCATTTGCTGATTATAAAAAACTAAATATCTAATTATACTATGGAGAAAGACAAAAACAAATCCAAACAAAAAGACAAACACAAAGATGCCAAACATATCAACCGTGTTACCGAGAGTTATTATAATAGGATTATTAGTTTATTTATTGATACAAAGAAGCATAATAGTGAAAACATGTCTAAACAATTCACAAATAAAATCAACAAGTTCATTGAAACCAAAACAGATTTTGACCCAGTGCAATTAAATGATAAACTGTATGGAGAGATTGCTAGAATAATAACACCGCTTGTTCAAAAGTTTGGTTATGTGGTTAAAAACACCATAATGTTGGTGACGATGCCATTTAGTATGGCTATTAACGAAGTAATAAGTTGGTTTCAGGTAGGTATGGCAACCAAAACATTCTTGCATGATGTTTCAAGCATGGATTTGGACAAAGTGTATAACAATGTTCATGAACCTACTTATACCGTTATAGAAGAAATAGACCGTTATTACATTACAAATTTTAATGACGAAACTAAAATTATTTGGGCAAAGATTGATTTTGTTAGTAAAACAATTAACAGTTCATTAACAAGTCTCATTAATTTAATTATTATTCAATTGAAAGAATCGCCACAAAATAAAAATCTAACAGATTTTATTAAAATAATGGAAGAATCAAAAGATGAAAAAATACGCATGGTTTCTAACAATGCATCCAATGAGTTTACTTCTATTTTATTTGGAAGTCCAAACAAGGGAGCCAACAATAAAAGCCAAAAACATCGCCCTCGTAAAGGTGGAAAGTCACGTGCTTTCCGTCGCACAAGGACTAGAAGACGTAGACATGGAACTAGAAGAAGCCAATAATATGTCTTGTTTTTTTATCCATGATTTATATCCATTGCTCCGCAATACATTAAAGGATGTGCCTAGATGTGATTTTGCAATATCATATGCTTTTCTCTCTTGTGGCGTCAATTGTTGAAGATATTGTTGTTCCATTTTATTATTATTAATTATATAATAATAAAATATCAAATCATTTTTTATTATATTGATTATTGTTGAAGCACAAGCGCGAGAGTATTTCATTTATCAACGGTTTAAAAAATGAAATGCTTTTATTGATAAAAAAAGATGTAATAAAGAAACCAAACCATCAAACAACGATGCAACAACCACAACAACCACAACAACCACAACAACCACAACAACCACAACAACCACAACAACCACAACAACCACAACAACCACAACAACCGCAAATTTATCGCTATAAATTCAGCGAACCCTTTATGATTGAATTGCATAATTTCTCAAAAATTCATCAATATGATGATAGAAAAGAATTCAAATCTGCATGGGTTACTTGGACAGAAGAAAATGTGGAATTAATAGAAGAAGAAACCAGAAGATTGCAAGATTTAAATTACAATGGAGATATTAACGATAAAATGTTTCGCAGTGCCAGATATTACTTTCGCAAGAAATCCTCTGAAAAAAAAGAACAGCCTCTGCGTCATTCCTATATATGCGTTGACAGAGATATTATAAATGCAATGGATGCACATATTTTAAAGCAACAAGAGACGACAAAAGAAATAGCAACAGCAGACAATTCAAAACCATCCGCAGGGTTTTTAGATTTTTGCAAAGAAAACATTGACCTTTTGTCTGAAGAAATTGCAAGACTCTATAGTGAAAATATGTCGGCAGAAGATATTAAAAAAAAGATTAAAAAAACATATAAAAATCGTTATTTCTTGAAAGTAAATATCAACTAACTATATGGAACAGATGAACTCTGACAATTTAGGCGAGTTAATTGTTTCGCTCTCAGATATTATTGAAAAATATAAAGAAAAAGTTATAGTTTGTAGAATGCTTCAAAATATTTTTACTGGGAAAATAAACAATATAACCAATGATAAATGCGATATTTTTAAAAGATTAATCACACAGCCCGAAGACAATGCATCGGGACAATTCGGAGGCGTGAATGACAATGAAAAAATACTGAATTATTTATTTTTAAATGAAATCTATCTTTTTAAGCAAATGGTTTTTTGCACTGCGTTGCATCACTTATTATTAGAATTAATTGTAATACTCTATAAAACGAATAATTCCACCAATTCCAGGTCTTCCAGGTCATCCAGGTCATCGCAAAAAGGCGGGTTTAGTTTTGCACAGGGAATAAAGGCAATGATGGCAACGCTCGCCAATATTACCATGGTATTGCAATCTGCATCAAACAATTCAAGTATGATTATAGCAGAAAATCAAACAAATATTACTAAAATAATTAATCCTATAGAAAATCTTGTTTCAAACATGACAAACGCATCCATGGCCAACGCATCCATGGCCAACGCATCCATGAAGGCACGGGCACAACAACAACAACAACAACAACAACAACAACAACAAGAAGAAGAAGAAGAAGAAGAATATGAAGTAGACCCGGAGGAAGAGGCGGCGACAAATGCAATGATAAGAGAAAACGAAAAAAGAAATGCTAAATTTCGGGATGAAGAACTTGATTTATTGACTCGCCAAGAAGAAATAGAATTGGAGAAAAAGAAGGCCGCCAAATTGAAAGAAGAATTGGATAAAACCCAGGCAACTGTGGCACTAGCCGTGAAAAAAATGACCCCATTCATACAGACTGCCATAAAAGATAAATCCATAAACAGTCATAGAGGTCTCACTCCCAATGAAACCCCAAATACTACGGTCAGTTTGCAAACAAATATAAATAATAAATTCTCACTTATGACAATCAAATTATTATTGTTTGGAGACCCGAAATTGGCCAACATTCATAAGCATATTTCAAAATACAATGAAATGCTACGAAATATAACAGAAGTACTTGCAAATGAATGTGAAGGTGTAATGAAGTTAGTTTCCACAGAAAATTACGACATGTATTCTTCCGAGTATAATAAAGACAATACGCATTTTACGCATGAATTGGCGATAACAACGCAACAAGTTACAAATGAAATACAAACCTTGTCAAATGGACAAAAAGAGACATATGCTGCTGCGATAAAACTATATAATAAAGGCAGGTTTTCAGCATATTTGACGTTCCATTGTCATGAAACATTTATTTCACTCATAGAGTATAATGGAACTGCGATTACTTTAAAAGGTGGCAATATAAATTATGATTATGTATTATATCAATATAGCCTTTTGGAACACAGTCTAGATAAACAGCACAAGAAAGAACCTAATAACCGAGATATAAAGAGTTTGTATCAAAAAGTTACTATTTTACGAGAAATTATTCAATTGTATCAACATGAAATGGATATTACATTTTATCAAACAGTTAAAAGAATGTCGGGAGACCCATCTGTGGATTCCAGGTTGGAATCACATTTAAAAAATTATGTGAATTCAATAGACAAATTACTGCAATATTTGAAAATATTATTCCCGCTAGATGCCAGAAAAAGTCAAGCTGCTCGTGCTTCAATGGCTGAAGAACTATTTTATGCCACGCAAGACACAGAGTCTCGAATGAAGTTTTCAAAAGCCATGAATGCATTATCAACTGCAGAATCAAAACTTACAACTCAAACTTTAACTGAAACTGTAAAAAATGCAATTGCTGAAGAGGTTGCACCTGTGCGTGGATTTTTTCAAGGAGCCACACAGTTTACTGTGGATGTTCCATCTGATACCGCTACTATAATCCTTGACAAAACGGTTGAGAATGCAAAAGTAGTTGTAGAGAAAACTTTTACAGGATTGGACGAACTAATGTATTCTTTAATGTTTAAGCCATCTACTTATTTGTTAATCGCATTTTTATGTTGGTGTGGTCCGGAAGTAGTTGGTAGATTTTTTTCGGATATGTATAGAAGCATTAAAAATGTTGTCGTGCGTGTAGGCGGAAGAATAGTGCAAATTACCATGCCACTCGCTTATTATTCATTTCAGCGAATCAAAGGAATATTTAGACGTGGTCCGAATGAAGGACAACCACAATACCACCGCAACCGAATTGTTACTGACCAGAGCCGAATTACCACTCTCCAAGGCTTTCGACAAGACCGACAACAAGACCGACGACGTGAACAACAAGAAGAAGAAGACCGACGACGTCAAGAACAAGAAGAAGACCGACGACGTCAACAACAAGGACGACAACCACGAAGAATAAAACGCCTCCCACTAGACACAGAATATCTACAAGGCCGTTCCCTGGAACACCTTAATGAACAACCAGCCCCACCACGAGGGTATTATGATAATAACTATTATGAAGAACAAAGCCAACCAAGACTACAAGCAGAACAAAGACGATTAGCAGAAGAAGAAGAAGAACGTTACCGACAAGCAGAACAGGGGCGATTAGCAGAACAGAGACGATTAGAAGAAGAACGACGCCAACAAGCACCCCAACTATCTATACCATCACTTGGAAGACCCGCCGCGCCATCACTTGGAAGACCCGCCGCGCCACCACCACCAAATCTATCCATACCAGGTTCACAATATAGTAGACGGGGATGGGGGAAAAACCCACAAATAAGAAAAAGAATGAGTAAAAAGATGACAAAAACAAGAAACAACCGAACAAGAAGAAGAAGTAAAAGAAGAATGTAAAATAATATCGTGGAATTATATGGGCGGAGGCCTTTTTAATACACCGCTATATCTCAATCCAAAATGTCTCGTATTTTCGGCTTTTATTATTGCGGTCTATTGGTTGCCGCATCCAAGCACGCGAGCCCACAATATTATCATGTCTTTTTTATTAGGAATGTCCTCATATATTTCTCTCGCGTGGTATGATGTTATTTATGATTGCAATGACCGATTCAAACCGACATTGTTGGGTTGGTTGTCTGGACCATTCAAACCACCAGAATATACAAAAGAATACGAAAAATTGCCACTTAAATATCAAAAAATCATTCGTGCATTTGATGTTTTCATTTTAATCGTAGTAATTATTACTTTTTTGTATCCCTTTATTTATAAATAACATGTTGCACAAATCAATTAATATTGCCGGATTGTTGACACTAGAAACACATGAACCCATCCAACCTCAATCTCAACCTCAACCTAAAAAAAAAATTATTGTTGTTAATAATTTTTTTTGTGAAAATAATATTTGTATTTGCGAAAAAATAAAAGAATCCATTCCCACGTGGTCAGACAAGTATAATTTATTGACAAGTGCCATTTCTCTCTTTTCATCCAAGAAAAAGGACGTTAAAAGAGAGAAAAAGGAAAAAGAAAAAGAAAAAGACTTGTATTTATTAGAATATGAAAACAACAAAGAAGAACTGATGTCTTTTGCTGAATTAAAACGCGACTCTAAAAAATACATATTCACGATAATAACTAGTTATCAAAAACTATTGCAGAGTCTATTATTATTGCAAAAGAATAAGATTGTGCATTTTAATATTAATTTCGAGACTATTTGTTTTAAAAAAGAGAATCACGTATTACTTGGAGATTTCACCCATGCCATAGACATGAGTCGCACCCCATCCAATATCATCAAACAACTTATCTCAGCCGACACCGAAATTACAACCAACAGTCCAGTAGAAATATATTTATTATCGCATATGAAGAAACATGCATTGGAAACAGTGACACTAGAATCTATTCAAACGAGTTGCAAAACATATATAAATAATTCATATCTATTTTTTCTCAGTGAATCTACCAAAGAAAAATTATATATAAATAGCATGGATTTTTTGAAACAGTGGATTGGCATGCCCAGAGAGAAAATCACCGATGAAATAATAAAATTGGCAAATACCTGGGACAATTATTCATTGAGCATTGTTTATTTATATGCGGTTTCTTCAATACTTACTTTCAAACAAAAGAGCCTTTTTTTCCGCGATTTTTCCCGATTGTTGTATACAACGATGATGAAAAAAAGAGGGATTCCAGAAACAATAGATGCCTTTGATTCTCTCTTTTTCAAATATACGGATTGGAACAAGTTTCAAGATTGTTGACCCCACTCTACACTCTACTTCTTTGAAGACTTGCGTGTCTTGCGCCGTGATTTCCGAGACTTGCGTGATTTGCGTCGTGATTTCCGTGATTTGCCCTTTCCCTTGCCTTTTCTCCCCTTTTTCCCTTTTTTCCCCTTTTTCCCCTTTTCTTCTTCTTCGGATTCTTCTTCTTCTTCCTTTTCTTCTTCTGAAGAAGACGACGAGTCCGAAGACGACGATTTGGATTTAGATTTGTGTTTATGTTTCTTGGAAGAAGAAGGAGATGTAGGACCATCGCGTTTCCATTCGGATTTACGTTTGCTTGCTTCCTTCATCGCTTCTTTCAAACTGCATGAACTGTTTTTCGCCTTGCATTCAGTATGAATTCGCTTAACAAATGCAAACCATTTTTCTCCCATTTATATTAAGAGAAGAGAATTATATATTACTAAATAAAAAATTGAAATGAAATAAAACCAATTAGAAACTCTCAATTAATTAAACTAACTCAATAAAAGAATGGTCAAGAATGTCACTGGTGGAAACAAAATGAAGGGACAAGCAAGAAAGAATTCAACCTCTTCGCGTCAAGTCTCTAAATTACGCGTGGTTGAAGAAGAAGGTGAAGTATATGCACAGGTTTCTGCAATGTTGGGCAATGGCATGTGTCATGTTGATACTGAATCTTACAAACTATTATGCATTATTCGCGGGAAATTTCGCGGACGAGGCAAACGCGACAATTTATTAAAAAAAGGAACATGGGTTCTTATTGGTTTGAGAGAATGGGATGGCACTGGTGATGCAACCAAGATGCAAAAGTGCGATTTATTGGAAGTTTATACAGACCATGACAAGGACCGATTAAAGGGGACACCTGGACCATGGAAAAAGTTTATTGCGAACGATTTAATGTTTCAAGACGTGAAAGAAGAAGAGTTTGATTTTATAGATGACAAGACTGAAGAATATAAAAAAATCATGTCTGAAGAATTCGCAGGAGGCGGCGGCGGAACATTAAAGCAAATAGTTCAAATCAAAGAAGACGAAGCCGAAGTAGATATTGATGATATTTAATGAATCCAGCGATAAATATGTGTTCCGATGATGAATATAGAATAAGAACCGATATTAACTTAAACCTTTTTTAATGTATAAGTTAACAATAATCAAGAGTCAATGAATCGTTTTTCTCATCAACCATCCACAAAACCCACAAAACAAAACAAATCCAAACCTTTTTTTTCATCCAATGATTTCCCTGATTTGTCAACTAATGTGTCGTCTGCGTCTGAATCTTCAACTATAAAAAAGACAATGGATTATAAAAATAAATTGCAAATCATTGAGCCTATCATTGAGCAAAAGATTCAACCAGGACATATTTCTCTCTTTTATGATAAAATCACACATAAAATATGTATTGAACATGGGGCTGGAACTGGGACTAAAAGAAGAGATGCATTGAAACATAAGCCAGACATTTCCTTTGAAAAACTAGTAAAACATTGGGAAAAATGGTATGACGAGTATATTGAATTGTATGGACAAGAAATATATGAACATGTGCATTTATATCCATTTTACAATTATAATTATTTTAATGAATTAGATAATGTCTTTTACAGAGAATTGGAAGAATTGGAAAAGATGGAGGAGGTCGAATATGAAGAATACGAAGAATAGAATGAACAATAGATTATTTTATTTTATTTTATAAGAATAAAATAATCAAATACTTTCCCAAAAAAATTGAAATATAATTCATCCATGTAACTAGGCTCAAATAAAATTAAATGCACGTTTTAACAACACGATTCAACAATGATACATGGCAGGAAAATGTCGCTTTTAGAGAGAAACACAAGTATGTCGGATGCATCTATAATTCTCCCAGATTAATGAGTCCAAAGGTAAACCCTGATGCAATCGTATATATGCTTGAAATGAACAATACATTGAATCGCATTGAAGGTATCGGGTCACTGATAAATCGCCCGGTTTTACACAAGCATTATAAAATACATAAAGACGGGAATTACAACCGGTTTCCATTTCAAAGTCGCACAAGAATGAACCGCGAAGAAATACAAATGATAAATAGCGAATTGCTTGAATTGTTAGAAACCCTGTGTTTTAAAGGAAAAACTCATGTGAAACGAGGACATGGATTTATGAGTATTTCACAGAGAGCAATACAAATAAACAATGCACATGACATTGTAGAAAGAGTGCATTGTCTCTTTATGGAACAAAGAGAAGATGACACTAAAAGAGAGAAAATTTTGTGCATGGAAAAAGAAACCTGTAAAAAAGAAATAAAAAGTAATGAAAACACATAGTATGGAAAATATAGACACGGATATTTCTCATTATAGTATTTCGGAAATGCTTCAAATATTAGAGATGGACGCGGACGATTTAAATGAAGCCGATATTATTGACAAAACAAATGAATACAGCGAATCCAATAGCGACAATTCAGAACTCTCTGTTTTTTTTCAAGAAATGCAGAGTCAATTATTGCAATATATGAATACAGACCAAACAGAAACACAAACATCTCCTATTTTAGAAAAACAAACTACAGATTGGTACACAAATCAGGCATTGCCACAAAGCGACACAAATCAACAGTCCAAAATCACAGATAGAAAACAAAAAATAGATGTTTACAACAATCCACAAGTGCCCATGAATAGACAACAATTAGGAGTGAATAACAATTTTACAGTGGATGTCGCACAAGATTCATTGAATCCGAATTTAGAAAACAAGACTTCTAGATTTATCAATTTAGACAGCCAATTTCGTCAATCCACCAATGTCGTTGAAAACTCTTCGACAGATTATACGTTGGATTTGTCTGACCCATTGACAAATGTATTAAACATGCGATTGTATTCCTATCAAATTCCTTTTACGTGGTATCTCATTGACCCCGCGTATGGAAATACATGTTTTTGGATTAAAATAGACTCTGAATCAGAAGCCATACCAATAACCATTGATGCCGGCAATTATACGGCCGACCAAATCGTAAAAGCATTGAATGTCAGTTTTGTAACAGCGGGATTTACTTTTGATAATCCTCCCCCCGTATCATATAATCCAATAAATGGCAAAATAAAATTGTCTTTGTATCCTGGCACATATACACTGACGACGCCAATCACGACTAATAGCACCATTATTTTTTACGATTACAATGCAAAACTGCAATGTGCTATAAATTGTACAACTACAAGTTACCATTATATAAATCAAACACTCGGTTGGTTGCTAGGCTATCGTTTGCCGGAAATACAGGTTTCGGAAACAGGAAACGTCGCACCAGCCACGCTGGATTTGGTAGGAACAAAATACATTATTCTTGTCTTGGATGATTACAATCAAAATCACATAAACAATGGTTTGGTGACAATTACAGAAATATCAAAAACGCTGAAAATGCCGTCGTATTATTCGCCGGATTTGCCATACACATGTTCTCGTGCCTTGTCTCAAAATACAAATCAACAATTGCAAGAACTTCAACAAACACAGGCAAACAATCCGAATTTAATTTTAACAGATAATTTAGAACCGAATTTCAAATCAATTCCGCAAATGTTGCCATCCGCCCCACGCATTCTGACACAATCTCAAATATATACAATTAATGAAATCGTAAAAAACAATGACAACAATACGAATTATAGGACAAAAGCACCGACAAATACTGATGTATTCGCAATACTGCCAATCAAACCATCTGGTGCATCCATTGGCGATTTATTGGTGGAATTTAGCGGTTCTTTGCAAGACAACAAACGCACTTATTTTGGACCAGTGAATGTTGAGAGAATGCGACTAAAATTGGTGAATGACAAAGGAAATGTCATGAATTTAAATGGTGCGGATTGGAGCATCACAATCATTGCCGAATTACTTTATCAATACTAACAAAGCCACCACCACCACCACCACCACCGACAAAAACCCAATGTTTTATTATCTTATATGTATATGTTCTCCCAAATCCAAATCCAATTCCAGTCCCAAATAATACATGCGATTCATCTGGTTGCATATAGTGGTCCAGTCATATTAATTGCATCATCTCTTTATTTGTTATGGAAAAAAGAGACACAATTATTTTATTTCACACTTGGTGCAATGATTAACATTGCATCAAATTTTCTATTAAAAGATATATTTAAAGAGCCGAGACCATCAGGCAATCAACAAATCATTCAATTGGCGATTAATAATGGCAAACGATTGGGTTCGCAAGTATATGGAATGCCATCAGGACATGCACAAACAGCCTTTTATTGCACGGTATTTATTTTTCTCTCTTTTAAGAATTGGAGGATTATTGCGTTTTATCTGGCAATGTCCTTGTTGACATGTTATCAAAGATATATTTATAAAGAACACACCTTGTGGCAATTGTTTGTCGGTGCATTGGTCGGTATTGTCATGAGTAGTATTGCATTTAAAGCGTCACAAAAAAAGAATATGGGCAGATTGATTCCTAAACCGGAAGACGATGCACCTTACTGATGAATTATTTTATTCCACATATTTTCAATGCGTGTTGCCTCTTTGCCTCCTTCTATATTTAAAACAGAAAGCAATTCTTGGCCATAGGGTGGGTCTAGTCCTGTAATTGCCTTGTGCTCATACGTCATCACTTGTTTCCAAGTATTTCTCTCTTTAATAAATTCAAAACATACCAAGACAAATGTTTCGGGTTTTCCATTCCAATCGCTAAATTGTGGGTAAAATCCATCGCCGAATTCATATTCATATTTATCGTAATGCAGTTTTATTGAAAGTAATGTTGACGCCATAATAATAATAATAATAATCAAATACTCTTTATTTCTTTATACAACATCGCCAACATCCAAACAATCGCGAATGAATTCTTCGTCGCTTTTTGGCACATATTTCTCAAATTTCGCCTTTAAAATCATCACCATTATTTCATCTACTAATGGCGATGAATGGTCCAATGTCTGTGTTTCGCCGGTGCGAATATTCAATAGTTTGAATGTTTTTGAGGTATAGTCGTCCTTGCCACACGTCATTTTTATTATCCATGCATAAATCAACAATTGAATGCGATGATCTGTTGTAAGTGCTTCTACACATTTAAATTCCCACATTGTATCTAGAGAGACTGCATCCATAATCGCATTCATACGCAAAATGCCAAACTCTTTTCCCATGTTTCTCTCTATAAATTCATCAATGCGACGATATTTTGCAGCAGTCAAATCAGACGTCTTGTATTTGTCTTGAATAATAGTAACTTCATAGGTCAATTCACGTGGCTGACAAATGCGGGCATCCATATTTGAAAACATTGCGTCCACGTTTTCTTGCGACAACCAATCATACGAGACAATTTGTGCCAATTTAAAATATAGATTTTCATTCATTGCCTTGTAAATATTTGTAACTAATAAATGATTGGCCAAAGACAAGGGTTGAGAAAAATCCACATCTCGCAATTTCTCCTTGTAAAAAGGCCGTTCCTGGTCAATGTGTGCCAAGACCTGCTCTGTAATAGAATTTGACCCAGTGTTTCTCTCTTGATATAAAGATGGAATAACCAATCCATTTAAATCAGACACTTCTTCACATACATCATTGCCAAAATAAGACGATGTAATGAAATTCTCATTTGATACAATGGTTGTCGTGGTTGTCGTGGTTGTCGTGGTTGTCGTGGTTGTCGCCGAGTCCATCACATCGGACGACGTGAAAAGATAATCCTCCATCAAATCCGCAATTGTAATCACGACATTTTCATTTAAAAAACGAATTAATTCAGTCGGACTCGTTTTATGACATGGAATCGCCGTTTCTTCATTTTCATTCACAACTGTAAACCCATCTACAAAATTCAAAGGTTCCCCTTCAAACTCCACAAAGGACGAGTCTCTCAATTGATAATGCGTATATTTTAAAAACGGCAATGAATCCGCTGCTTCCACGACAATCAATTTCTCCGTGGCACGCGTTGCCGCGACATACAATGTAGAAGGACAAACCGTCATATCTGCTCCGCGATTGTAATACTCAAAATAAGTGCGGTCAAATCCATAAATAATAACGACTTTGCGTTCTCTCCCTTTGGATTGATGAAAAGACGAGAATATTACTTTGTTTTTAATAACGTCTGAATGAATCGTGTTGACATCATTCATTGGAACATAACATGGAATATTATTTTCAACAAGCATGTTTTCAATGAGTTTAAAGTATTTTTGTTTGACGGATGCTGCCAATACGAAAATGTCTGATGGTTTTGCATATCCAGAAAGAATCATATTGACAATTCGTGCACCAATGGACCTATACACTTGAAAACAACTAGACCGGCGAATGTATGAGACTTTTGGACCATCTTTAATTGCGTGAATTCTCTCAACAAGGGCAGACGCATCACCGGCATCAAGTTCAGGTCCAAGCATCACCTTGTTGACAAAATCCGCGATTTGCCGTGTGACACGATACGACGTGGTCAAATTCATCTGTTTAAAAGGATACGGAGAAGTGGAAGCCCATATTTGATGACCCAAGGTTAAAAAACGAGTGTCTGCACCTTTGAATTCATACAACCCCTGATATTTATCACCCAAAATAAGTATTCTAATACGCAATTTATTACCACTGTCTGTCAACACTTTTTGCACAAATTGATAATATAAGAAATTCATGTCTTGGATTTCATCGCCCACCAAAATATCTATTTGCGGCAACTTCGTTTTAGGCGGCATTCCAGTGCGAACAATTTTACTAATTCCAATATCAGTCATGGCTTCTTCTGTATAATATTTGTAGGCGAACGAATGATACGTAAATATCGCAATATTTGTCAATCCATAGGATTCCTTTTTCTCGGAGACTTCTCTCTTTAATTCTGAATTGTAGGTTATTTGAATAATGGATTTCTCGGGAATGTGGACGGCGAGAGAAAGAATCGTCGTTGTTTTGCCTGAACCGGCGACGGCGTCTACCTCTCCATTGTATTCACCGGATTTAATATGATTTATAATATTCATTTGTTCTTCACTCGGAACAATTGCAAGAGATGAATTCATTCTTTCTTATTATTTAGTAGATTTTTGTGTTTTTAATATGTTATATAAGTGTAAAATGCCATTAAAATATCAATATACCAAATCTGCTGGGTGCATTAAAACGCCAAACAATCAAGTGCCAGTATTATATTCATTATCCAGTTATGTTGGAAAGGTTGGCACAACTATGTGGATTTCAGTAAATGGTTCCAATTTTCGCGATTATTCGCAGATTTTATTTTCTACTCAGCCTAACATTACCCCTACTTTTTATAGTTCTAGTTTATTGACATTTAAAATTCCTTCAACAGCAGCAGGCACTTATTCTGTCATGGTATCAAATGGAACAAATATATCACCTTCTACAGCACTTACTTTTACGCTTTCTTCTTAAAGATGTATTTTCCATTATTAGCATCAAGAGAAAAGACAAAGAAATGCAAGATTATACCCGATAATACAACAACATTTGATAACTCTCTAAAAACGACCAATTCATCGTGTTCCCGACAAATTTCCACCGCGTATCCGTATTTACCCACTGTTTCCAATCAATCGGAGCCATGCGTGAATGACTAATGCCGTCATATCCCATTTCGCGTCCTTCGCAAGTAAGCATGGCACAAAAATGCTGTTTTGAAATATCGCGAACAACACAACTGTCCAATGCATATGTAATACGTTCTTTAACGCCATTTTCCACCGAAAACCGCAGCGGCCTCGTTTCACGCGTTCCTTCAAACAATTCAACCACAATAATATGCGGGATATGTGTTAGGCGTGTCATTTGCTTTCCAATCACCTCTGTATCAAGTGTTTCACAAAACAACAATTGCAGTGCCCGGTTTTCCAAATAAGTCATTAAACTCATATAATATCTCAATGGATTGCCGGCATTGCCGACTTTTGTTAAATACGGCATATTTTTTTTATAATTCTCCGGAATGCTCTTGTAAATCTGCGAAATAATAATATTTGTATTTAATTTATACGCATATTCAGTACCACTCAAAGACGCTTCAATCGCAAAATTCAACAATGCAAATCCATTCCACAACTTGTCGGGTATAGCCTTGCCATTCGCTTGTTTGCCTTCAATCATCAATTGTCTTAAAAAGTGAAAGAATTTGCGTCCCTTGTCACTGACAAAGAGAGAAACAAACATGGTATTAAACCAACAATTCGCCGCCGCCTGTTTTGGTGTAATAATCAATTCCGGATTTACATGTTTGTTTCTAGACAATCGTTTCAACAAGTATTTTTTCACAATTTCAGAACTATATGGATGACAAGTTCCATTCAGTTTTATTTCCAACACGGGATGTAGACTGCATTGCATGATTTTCTCTCGCTCTCGCTTGTGATGGTTGCTGTGGATGTGGCTATGTCGCTGTCGCTTGATGCCAGGTCTCTTTTTCCGGGTTCTTGTCGTACTCGCATTCGTGAAAGACAATGATTTGTAGGCGACCAATTGTTTGTTTATCGTGGGGCTATATGATTTTGCACGATTGGATTTATGTAATTTATTCAAGGCACTATCGCGGGTTTTATTGCTCCCGCGTAAGAATTGAAACATATAATTAAATAATATTTTAATTATATACATGGGAGCCGGTATATTGCCGATTACACGATGCAGTGATGGAAAAATATATTTCTTATTTGGTAAAGAAAATAAATACGAGGATTCTGCGTCTGGTTGGTCTGATTTCGGCGGCGGAACAGACAACAACGAGACCTTTTTTCAAACTGCATCTCGCGAAGGTTCAGAAGAACTGACTGGGTTTTTGGGGTCATCACATGACATTGCTGGCCTTTTGAAACGCGGGGCACTGACAATTGATTACACCGAGCCATCTGGAAAACATGGAACATATAGAACGCATTTAGTTCCAATAAAATATGACCCAATGTTGCCGTATTATTACAATAACAATCAGCGATTTTTACAGAAACACTTGGACCCTAAAATCATTCAATCCACGAAAATCTTTGAAAAGGCCGAAATTCGGTGGATTTGTATTGACCACTTGAAGAACATGCGAAAACAATTCCGGTCTTTTTTTCAACATATTATAGATGAAATCCTTGCAAAGAAATCCGAAATAATGCAATTTGTAAAAGAATTGCCAAACAAAAACACAACGAAAAACGCCAAGAAAACCAAGAAAAATAAAACCAACAAGTATATATAATGAAAAATGTGGTAATGATGGTAATCGCCAGTTTTATTATTCAATATTTTATTATGCCTCCTATTATGGTAAATCGCATGTCAGAACTAACATTCACCCTAGGCAATGCATATCTTTCTCTCTTTATGGGATTATTAATGGGAGTAGTAGAAGTAATCATGTATGATATGCGATACAATGTCACCAGCGTAAAATATTATGTTTCATTGCTTCTCGGTGCAGGAGTATGTGTTTATTTGTATCGGTATCAAATCGGCATTACTGACAAACAATATTTAGAAGAAATGATTGAACACCATTCCATGGCATTATTAACAAGTGATAGAATTGTCAAGAAAACAGACAATTACGATGTTGCGGCATTCAGTAAAACAATTCTTCAACAGCAAACGGATGAAATCATTAAAATGCGAGATATATTGTCAAAACTGAATCGCGAGAATAAATAATATCATGGCATTATATAATGCCATACGGACAATTGTGGTATGGTCCATCTGGGTTTTTATACAAAAAAGCGTATGGTGCAGGCAGTTCCAGAACACCGGCTTCTCTCGTAAATTGCAATCAAAAAACATATTTATATAACAAATACATTGCTGGAAACAATGGAATCGGAGCAACCTCGCGTTCAGTATTGCGAGCGAAAAACCGATTAGCAACTGTCTGCACTGCACAACATCCATGCAATCAAATATACAATCGTTTGGGAGTGAATCAATACTAACACACAGTAAATATAAATAATGAATGAACTCTTATTATTTATATTTTATGAAAAGAGAGAATGAAAAGAGAGAATGAAAAGAGAGAATGAAGAAATTTTTAGAAACAAGAAAATCGTATACAAAAAAGAAAAATTGAAATGCTTTTTCCCCATTCCAATCCCAACATAAATAAATCAAAACCATCAAATGGCTGAATTCTCGAATCTTTGCTGCTGCGTCGCCGCCACCACGGTGGAACAAGAAGAATCAATGAAATTGATTCAATCAATCTTAAAAAATGAAAATGACAATGGCTGTCTACTCTTTTCCGGAATCCTTTCTTTGGTTGCCGACGACACGTCGTCGGCTCCACGGCGTGAGCCACTTCCACCACTGCAAATCCCTTTGCAAGGAAGAATGGATTCATGTGTAAAAGGGTTATCAAAAGACCAGGATATTGTCAGAACAGGTAAAAAAGGTGAGGAATATTTCTGGATTGTTTGTTGTGATGGTCACGGCAACAATACATTTGTGGACATTTTAAAACATCTGGATTGGAGAGAAATTATGGAGCAACCCAATTCCTATTATCAAATGCAGTACAAGTTGTCCAAATACAGTTACAGCATTCTCTCTGGAAGCACTCTGTGCATGGTCAAGATTTTCGCAGATAAAATTGAATGCGTCAGTGTCGGTGATTCGCGAATTCTCGTTTATAAGAACGGAGAAATGGAATACACAAACACGTCTCACAATTATTCAAAAGAGGCGGAACAAGAGCGTCTGGCGGCTTCAGCGACAACCAATATCAGCGTCAAATACGATATGTTTCCAGCGATTGCAACTGGTTCTACTATGAAACAAAAACAATTGTCTTATGTGACTTATACGGACAAGACCAATCCCAACAAAAAAGTGACGCTTGCAATGACCCAGAGCATTGGGCATTACAATATCACCGGATTCGCACCGGAATTCAAGACAATTCCCTATTCTTCTGACATGGACTATATTCGTGTCATTGTCGGAACAGATGGATTCTTTGACATGTGTCTGGTCACAGAAAGCACTGGAGATTCTCCCGAAGAACAAGAAGGACGCGATGCAGACAAGGAGGATTTATTGACATTAAACGCGTTACTGCTGGCGACCAAGGCTGAACTACGATGGAAACAAGTCTGGAAATATTATTACGGAGGAGAGAAACGCCCTGAACTCTTTCAAGAAACCAAGTTTGATAAGAATAGCATTGATGACATTGCACTTGCCGTTTGGCATAATTAATCGCGGGGATGGTTTGGCGAGGATGGTTTGGCGAGGATGGTTTGGTGGGTTGGAAGTAAGAGTAAGTTAAAAAGTAGTAGAGTAGAGTAGCATTTAAAAAAGGGAAAGAAGGGAGGAAAAGGAAAAGAAAAAAACAAAATAATTTTAATAAGGCACTCCCCTTGGTGCATAATATCACAAGGTTCATGTTTTTTTCCTGGTTCTTCTTTGTCTGGTCCTTCTTTTACTTGTTCTTGTTTTTCTTTTTCGGGACCTTCTTTTACTTCTTTTACTTGTTCTCCTTTTTCGGAACCCTCCTGTTGGTTCAGGAAATTTCGCATTTAAATATAGTAAAATTCTGCTTATTATAAAGGTTCGTTCACCAACACTTATATCTGATGCTTGTAAAGCATTCCCTTTTAAACATGATTCAGAATAGAAACTACCACATAATACGGATTCATCATCTGCAGTTGGAGAGAAATCTCCAGTTCTAACGGTAGTGTCATTTGATGATTGTGAAAACTGTCTCGTAAGAATTGTGACAGAATTATCAGGACTCTTTCTCACATAAACCTTACGTCTTGCTTTTTTCTCTTGTGGTGAGGCTGGTAAGGTGACTTTAAGTTCTGCCTCATCATTATATATATATCCTAATTTAGTATACAATGTTATTATATGGGCAGACATAGCACTGCAATCTTCTAAATAACTATAATTAATTGTTAGATAATTAATAAAACATGAACAAATGCCAAACATGAGTAGTAGTATGCCATAACCTTTACCTACACAATCAACCCCGTCTATACCAATCCAACGAATATGTATTGATGGCACTTCAGGAGCATCCTCTAGTTTTTGTTTTGCACCCCTAGTAAATGGTCTTTTTCTTGCAAATGCAGCATCACTCGCTTTTATTGTTGCTGTTTCACAAATCAACTCTCCGATATATTCACCAGCCTCGGAATACATTACAAAAAAATATGTATCCACTGTTACTCTTTTGTATACAGGATCCTTTGGACTATAATTTTGTACTACAATCACAATCCGTTTATTATGAAATAATCTAATTAAATTATCAAAAATAGTAAAAATACTTGTTAATTCAGGATGTTGTGTCATTACTTCAGGGGTTGTTCGTGTCTTTGCTGTTTCAAAATTAGCAACCAATCGATCATGCACCTGCCCAGGTACCAGATGAGGCAGATTGGGAGGAGGTATACCTTTGGCTAGATGCTCAATGGGTGGCCAATCGGAAGGTTGTGTAGTCTCTTCTGATAAGGCAAATGGGTTTAAATATATACTTGGTGGCAATTTATGCATATGTGGTCGGTGTAACGGTGTCCCAGGTGTCCCAGGTGTCCTTGGTGACCCATCTGTTAAATCTGATACACTTGAAAAAATTGATTCGGACCGAGGTAATTTAATTGGTGGCAATGAACTCATATAAATATAACAATATTATTTGCAGTCAAATCATGAATAAATCACTTGCGGTGGCCTTAGCCATTCACTATATGCAATCGCCTTGCTAGTAGGCCGTTCTAATGCCAGCAATTTCTCCAACGCAGCACGTCTTCTTTCCAATGGATTTTTTACTAAAGTAATCATTGTTCGGGACAATTGTTTCCAACGCCATTCAAATTGCAACGCTGCTTGCCACGACGGAAATCCGGCAACATGACAAACCCGTCTCCATGTTTCACCACGCTTCACTTTCATACTCGTTGCTACAGCCCCGCCTTTTATTTCGCAATTGTGTTGCCGTAAGCGATGGTCCAAATCAATCGTTGCTCCGACATAGGTCGAGCCACCCGTCGCTTCTAACAAATACACATAAAAATGTTCTTCCATTTATATATTCGCGACTTTTTCTCTGAATAATTAACTTGCATAATAATAATAAAATGGAAACCACAGAAACACCGAAAACCACAGAAACCACAGAAACATCGGAAACCACAGAAACCACAGAAACATCGGAAACCACAGAAACATCGAAACCAAAAATCATCATTTTGGCGATTTACAATGAAACTCCAGATTACATAAAAATGCACAAGACACACGTGAATTATTTGAATTATGTAAAACAAAACACCGAGGCTAACCACCCACCAACCTTTTATTTCATCATATTCAAAGATTTGGGCGACAAAGAGTATCTCGTGGACGATGCAAACTACATATTATACATTCATGGAAAAGAGTCGGTTATTCCAGGCATTTTGGACAAGACAATAAAGGCATTTGACATTATACACCACAAATTAAAACTAGACTACGATTTTATATTTAGAACAAACATTTCCACCTTTGTTCATTTGGAAAACACCGATTGTTATTTGAGGCATTTCACGAATCCGAAAACAGAATTGTATTATATTGGTCCTCTCGTGAAATTGCAATGGATGGATTATTCGGCGGGAATCGTGGACAAGAGATATTGGGGGACACCATATTGTTCAGGAACATGCATTATTTTGAGTCATGCACTTGTAGATAATATAGTTGCAAATAGAGAGAAACTTCATTACAACATTATTGACGACGTTTCAATTGGACATTATGTCTCTCGTCTTGAAAACGTCAAAAGAATAAATGTAGGGACTCAACGATTCGGATTTCACCCGCACAATTTAATATTGAACAAAAAATATTTGTGTTATATGAATAATTATAACAAACATCGCCGTGAATTTGATGTAAATCATTTAATAAAAATCGCCAACTATTTTATAAGATGAATATTCTATGTTCGGCAATTTCCGCCAAAGTTGTCATTGTTTTATCTTCAACTGTAAATATAAATTTGCAAAAATCAACTATTTATCAAACGAACAAGGAAGAGAGAATCGCCACATATGTAAAGGCCGTGCAACAATGGTTAGAGAAAACCAATTTGAATATTATTTTAGTGGAAAATTCGGGTCACACATTTGAAGAATTTGCATCTGAAAAAGAAAAATATAAGCATAGATTTGAAGTGATTACCTTTAAAGAAACCGATTTTGTAAAATCACATAATATACTTTTGACAAATTCTAAAGGAATTAGTGAATTATTTGCAATTAATTATGCATTTAACAATTCAAAATTAATAAATTCGTCCTCTTTTATCATTAAAATAACGGCACGATTTTTTATTCCAGAGTTGGAAAACTATCTTAAAAAGTACAATTTAGCAAATTATGACTGTTTATGTCAAAATAATAGAGATAGATGTGAAATGGTTGGGAGTCATTACACTTTTTTTCACGATATTTTTGACATTATTGCAAAAGATATATATTCATATGGTTATTATATACCTGTTATAGAAGAAATATGGAAAATTAGAATATCCAAATGTAAAAGAATACTAGTTTGTCCTACATTTCAAATAGAAAAAACACAAAGAGGAGGATTAAATGAATGTTTTGTTACAATTTAATGCATGCGATTAAACTGCATTCAATATTATAAATTATATATTTAATGTCAACACACCACCAACAACACCAACAACGATTCATTACATTTGGAAGTCATTCTAATTACATGGAAGCCGGAGAACGCCTTTGCAATCAAGCAGCATCCTTGAAATTATTCAATCATATTAAATTATACACTTTTGAAAATTTAAAATCCGACCCTGAATTTTATAATAAACACATTGACTTTATTTTAAAAAATAAAAGAGGATTTGGTTATTGGGTGTGGAAACCATATTTAATTCATAAAAACATGCAGGACATGAAAAACGGAGATATTTTGCTTTATTTAGATTGTGGATGTGAATTGGACATTCGCAATAGAACGAAAATCGCCGAAATGCTTCATTTAGTAAATAAATACAAACTCATAACCACATCCACACAAATTGAATTCATGTGGAATAAAATGGATTTACTATTAGAAATGCAAATGTTACAAAATGAACCTTTAATGACACCTCAAAAACAATCAGGTGCCTCGGCATGGCTTGTTTGCGACGAGACACGCAAATTGGCGAAAGATTGGTATGATATTGCATGTTCAAACAATTATCATTTTATAGATGACACACCGTCAATTCGACAAAATGTCAATGGATTTATAGAACACCGTCATGACCAGTCTATTTTCAGTTTATTAGTTAAAAAATATGGATTATCTAATGAGTTTAACATGTTTGAATGTGTGACTTACAGGAGAAATAGAACCGGTACATCACAATTGTATAAAAACAGTTTATGCTTTGTATAAATGTCTTTTCATTACACATTCGTTCGAACATATCCTTTATAATATGAATATGAATATTATATGATTCCTAATTTCATTCCATATTTTAATATTTATGACATTTTTCACAATTGGATGAATGAACTAATTATTATTATGCCATATGAAAATCCCAACCCACCTTCGATTCATTATCTCCATGCAGACACATACATTATACCATTTCACCTCCACAAATGCAGTCACAAACATACATATGTGTATACGTTAAATATTGCATATTGTAAAAATATAAAACTTGTTATAAACAATTTTATAGTTGAAACCCATGTAAATCAATATCCGGATTTCAAGAATGAAATAATATTTTCAACAATAGTAAAAAACGAAGACAAATACATACGGCAATGGATTGACTTTCATTCGAGAATAGGAGTTACGCGATTTATTATTTATGACAACAGTGATGAAAAGACAAATGCATTGTCTGAATTATTGAAAGATTATATTGCAAATAAAAAAGTCGTGTTGATTCAATGGAATTATCCATATAGATTGCCTGTGAGCGGAATTAGCGGACAAACGACTCAACAAAATCATTCAATTTATGCTTTTAAAACGAGCAAATATATCGGACTGTTTGACATTGATGAATATGTCAACATGCAAAAAAAAAATGTCAATAACATTGGGATGTTTCTCGAAGAAATAATAAAAGAAAATAATATAGACACGGAAACAATCGGCAGTTTTCAATTATTAAATAAATTGTTTTATAATCCACGCCATTTGCCGGAAGATGGCACGGAATTTTTGAAAATCACGGATTGCGATGAAGTATTATTGTCCGGGAGAGAAAAGAATTTTGTCATACCTACAAATGTCAATACTTTTGCAGTTCACATGATAACTGAAGGGAAACCAATGTATAAAATCAGTGTAGAAGACGGTTATTTCAATCATTATTACTTTTTAAATAAAAATGGAATGAGAGGATGCCGTGAGACCCCTTTGTACAAAGATGATTCTATTATCAGACACGCATTTGTATCATAATAGATGATGTGGGTGTGTTGATTGCAAGCGGCATTCTTGGGATAAATGGTTTCTCGTGTGGTCTAAAATAATAAATCAACCTATTTAAAAAAATAAATCTGTTTGGATATTTTGCTTGAAGTCTCATATAAAACTCGCAATCACCACCACGTCTCAATCCCCAATAGGAAAGTTTATTATACTCATAAGGTATCACTCCATTCGCGGTATCAACATTTCCTAGACGAAGAACATGAGTTCGCGTAAATGTTTTCTTCTTGAAAGAGTGTGAGGTTTCTAATATATATAGTTTTCTAGAATCAGTGCAGTTTTCTCTCATATAGTCAAATGCACCTGGCAAATAAATATTGTCGTCGTCGGCGTGTAAAATGAAATCACGCGGTTCTAATAAATCCGCATATTTATTTCTGATTCCATGACCCCAATAACCCAATGGCACAGGCTCGCATAATTGATTCACTTTACATATTGCACGAGAGAAATTGAATATGGGTATATGATTCGAGGCAAACCCATCATAAACAACTGTTACACAATCGTCCTCTGTCAATTGCGGCAACAATGAATTCAACATGTTTTGCAATGTTTTTCTACCGACAGTCGCGATTAATATATGGAATGTTTTTGATGCCATATATTATGGAAATACCTAAAGTTATTTATTTTTGTAATAAAACTCTGGATAAAATGAAAGAATATTCGGATAATTGGAAAAGATTGAATCCAGAATATGAGATTCGGTTATCTGATAATGCAATGTGCGAACATTTTTTATTGCGTGAATATTCGCCATTGCATAGAATTATTTTTCGTTTTATAAAAGATGGACCAATCAAGGCTGATTTTTGGAGAATTTGTATGTTAAATAAATATGGTGGAGTGTATTCTGACATAGACAATGAGCCTTTGCTTCCAATAAATGCATTTGTTGAACCGGATGTCGGGTTTGTCACGTGCAGTGCGTATATGGAAGGTGTACATTTTAATCCTAATTTTATCATGTCAACTAAAAATAACGCCATTTTGGAAAAATGCATAGAATGGTATATTCATAAATATATTAAAAAGCACAAGTATTCATATTGGGGTTGGTCAATTATGAAAGCATTTACTGATATTTTGCATTTAGACAATTATCGATTAAATGATGGCATTTTTTATTTGAATCAAGATAGAGAGAATCAAATGAAAATTCAAATTCTGAAAGAATGTCCTGGGAAAAATCATTATGATGCACATAATATCTACCGTGGAAAAAGGGTATTTAACAATAGATATAAAGATTGGAACTATAAAAATCATTGTTTTAAAAGTGAGACAGAGCAGTTTAATTTTAATTTTTAAATATAATACAATACTATGAATTTTAAACTTAAATTCAGTAATGCTATGAAACCAACGAATGCCGAGCCACCAACAACAACGAATGTCGGACCACCAACAACAACGAATGCAGGGCTATATAAAATTCCAAAAATAGTCCATCAAACATTTATCAGTAGATATTTGCCGTTGGATATATTGAATATCGTGAATCATAATAAAAGAGTGTGTCCAGATTGCGAATTTATATTTTATGATGACAATGATTGCGAAAACTTTATAAAAAATAATTTTGAGGAGGAAATTTATCTTGCTTATAAATCAATTAATGATGTATATGGAGCCATGAAAGCAGACTTTTTTAGATATTGTGTGTTATATATTATTGGTGGAATTTACATTGACATTAAATCAAGGATTAATTATCCACTATTTAAATTGATTCATCCAGACGATACATGCTTATTAGATATGTCTAGAAATAATTTGGAACCATGGAGAAAACATTCGACAACATATGAACAATGGATATTAATTTTTGCCCCAAAACATCCATATTTATTAAGTATGCTTGAGTTAATGGTTGGATATATAAAAACTAAGCATGAACCAAAGATAAAACATTATACATTTCTAACCACTAAACAAAAGATTTTACATGTAACCGGTCCAGATGCTTTTACAAAAGCGGTTAACTATACTATAAAAAAGAATGGTAAAATATTACATAGAACAATTAATTACGATAATTATTTTCTTATAAAAAGCACAAATTATATAAAAATGTATCGAATAAATAATAAAAAACATTATAGCGAGTATAAAGAGCCGTTATATAAATAAACAGTGTGGAGAAATCATAATTTTAGCATTGTTTTTCATTGTTGCTTGAAAATGAAAATGCCGGTGTTCACAATCTTGTTTATTTTGAGTAAAATTTATTCTACCGGCTACTTTCATATTTTCAAGAATTAGTTTTTGCGGTATATAGTCTAATCTAAAAGTTCCATCGTATACACAATTATTAAATTTTTCCAATTTGTAAATTGCAAATCCATTAAAGGCCGAAAAACATCGTATTAATTTATTTGGCGGTGTTTGTTTTATAATTTTTGTTATATAGGTTTCACCTGCATCTACACGTTTAAAATGATGACAACTAACAACATATGGTCTTATGGATAACGCCCAAGTATCATAATATTTTTCTGGATGATTAAATGACAACGAGTCCCATTTTGAATTGTTATCCAAATAGTGTTTTAAAAGAGGTAATTTTATATTATATGAACATCTATCATCACAATCCATCATAATAAAATACTCATAGTCAGAATATGTGGTTTTTATCATATCAAGACATGCATTTCTGCCTTTGGCAATTCGATGAGTGCGATAGTTTAAAGGCGCGTCTGAATTAATAATAATTTGCAATTTATCATTTTTTACTTTATACTGTCGTATTTTATTCAAAGTGTTGTCCGCAGAAGTGTCATAATATAAAATTATGACATAATTTTCAAATAACGAACCAATAAATTCCATGTTTTGAAATATTTTATCTAAATATTGTCCGACATTTTTAATTGTGCCACAAATGCAACACTTCATTATAAAGATATAACTATAAAAAACTATATATTACTATTTAATTTAATATGTATGTTGTTTACAATAAAATATTAGTTGAAACATTTCTTTAGTAAAACATTTGACATTTAATACATTCAAATTCTCTCAAATTATAAAGTATTTTTTTAAGAAAATAATAAAACATATTATATGAAATATGTTTTATTATATGGTGGTATAGGAAAAAGAACGAATCATTATTCGAAATGATTTTGATTGATTAAAATCATTTCAATTTTTAATTATAAATAAAATATTATTATTAAATATAATGTTTTCATTTAAATTTAATAAGAACAATAACACATCTAATAAAAACATGCCTAATAAGAATCCACAAATAAAAAAGTTATTAGAATTAATTTCATTGCCTGATGAAAAATATTATACAACTTTTAAAAAAGAAGATGTAACCATTTTATTACAAGGAATTTTAAATAACAACATTGATATTTTTCAAACAATTAAATTATATTCTTTGTCAGGTCACATAGTATTATCTGTATATGATGATGAACCAACTAAAAATATATGCAGACAAATTTTAGAGTTATATCCAAATGATGTCTCTGTTGTGTATAATAATTTAGAAACATATAAAAGAGAATTCGAAGAAATTAAAAGAAAATATAACGATTCAAGTCTGGGTAATTTTTATTTTCAATTAAAAACAACTATAAATGGTTTACAAAACATTCAAACAAAATATGTTTTAAAAAGTCGGGTAGACCATTATTATTCAGATATAGATAAATTTATTGCACATGGAATTGTTAGTAAAAAACTTGTGTCTTCTTCACTTTATATAAGAGGATTATTTGAGAAATTGTATCCAACTGCGTATTTTCATATGTCGGATATATTATTTTTTGGGGAAACCTCAAAAATAAAAGAGATGGTTTTATTATCAAATAAAATGTGTTTTACACAGTTTATGAAAGGTAAATGCGCAGAGATACGTTTATGGAGACCTTATTTAATTAATCTAGCAAAATTAGAAGGAATAAATATAGATGATTCCAATATTAAGCATGGTAAAGATTATGAATACATGATGAAATATATTCATTTTTTAAATAGTAAAATAACTGTTTATCCAATAAATTTACATGATAATTTTAAAATTAAAGTAGGGAAAAAAAATGAAATATTTGTAAAAAATAATAACCAACCAATGCACAGTAGTTTTTATTACTTTATAAAAGGTGTTAGGGAGACCCATGATAATATTATACTTTACAAGGGTCATCAAAAAAATAATCGTTCGGAGTAAATCTATAATCTATCTTCCAGTTTTTTAAAATAATTGTTATGGATGTTATGGTCTTTAATGGTAATGGCATTTTCTGTAGCATGGAACTGTTGCAACAAATCGAATAAACTATCTATATGCTTTTCATTTATTAGTTTATTTTTGTATAAAAAGTAAAGTGGAATGCCATTAATGTAGTCTACATATATTTCCATTTTTTCCTCCATTTTATTAAAATTAATTAGTTTGGAAAATAGTGTGTTAGTGTTGATGGAACATTTTGATAAAAATATAATTCTCCTCGCATGAATTTAGTTGGACCTGTTTTTTGAATTATGTTATTGATTTTGATTATTGTGTTATGTTTATTGTTTTCAACTTTATTACGAATGAATTCTTTTTTTTCATTAAATAATCCAAAATATGAAATATCATTTACATAAGGATTTATTGCTCTATCATCAATATAAATGTCGGCAATAGGTTTTCCAAAAAGAAGTTCATCATATGGAATATTAAATTTTTCTAATGTGTTTATCGTTATCAGTGCTATATCCTTTATAACTTTGCCGACATTATTGTGATGAGTTTTCATTCGTCTAGCAGTGTAAATAATTATTTCATGTCCTTTTTGTTTTAATGAAATTAATAAATCAATCATGTTTTTTATTGGTTTTACAGTTGAATAATCGTTTGGCACAGTTGGATAAGTCACTAATGTATTATCCAAATCAAAACAAATTCTTAGTTTATTATTATGTGTTTCAAAAGTATTAATAATTTCGTCATATGTTCCAATATGGATAGTTTCTTTAACAAAGACAGGCACTATTTCTTCTTCTGATGACAACATTAATTTATACATTTGTGAAAAATAAAATTCGTTTTTTGTTTTAAAATTTTCGTTTATTAATTTCATTGCATAATGTTGAAAAGTGTTTACATTTTTAAATCCGTAATTCCACAACAATAATCATCTGATATTTTTATTTTTTCTTCTATGTCTATTACTTTATTATTGCTTATTTTAATAAACGAATAATTTGTTTTATCATAGTTTTTTCCATATCCAATAAAATTATTATTTATCTTGGTTAAAGTGTCTGATAATGTATGTATATTATCATTATCTATAAACACTATTGGCTCATTTTCTTTTTCAATAAAATTAAAGTAGTTCATGCCTACATATGCGGATTCAACTGCACCACGTGTTAAATAATCAATTGTAGAAAAATAAAATGTTTTTGTTTTGAATAAATTTATTACTATTTCTTCAAAATTATATTGCTTTAAAAAAATATTATAAATAATATAAATTTCATTGGTTGGAATATTTTCGACTATATGTTCAATCATATATTTTCCATTAATGTAGTTTAATGGTTTAGGCAATAACTACTAACCAACTCTCAAAATAACAATGTTTCAATTCCAAAATCTTGACAAGCTCGCTCCTTATTCTATATTTCAGTTTATACCATCGATTTTATAATATAGTTATTGTAGATGTAATTAAAACTTTCTCTATGTCCGCTATCTGTAAAATGCGTGTCTCCATCAAATAAAGAGTGGTTTGTTTGTATTAAAACACTGGGGTCATATATAAAAGTATTTTCGTTTTTTTCACAAAAACTATTTACTACATCATATATAATTTCTCTCTTTTCTATTTTTTGTGAAGGATTACTGTATATAATATTTGGTCTAAAATGAACTTGAAATAATATTTTTTTAGTATGTGGAATTAGTCTTCTTAATGTATATAAATCTTCAAGTAATTCTTCTTTTGTTTGTACTATACAATCGTATTTATTTGTAAGTTCAAACTGAACTTCAAATCCATTATTCTTGTATAATTTTAATGAACATACTTCAAATATGTACCATTCACATTCATCAAATTGATTTTTAATATTTAATTTTTTTAATGGAATTAATGATTTATCTTGACAATCCGCAACATTAGAATAAGATGTTAAAAAACTTGATAAAATATAAGGAGATAATGTTATTTCATCCTTTATAAATTTTATAAATTGAATATGTTGCTTGGTATTATGTAATTTACCTATAAAATTAACTCCTACAAAATTATGAAACATAGAATGTATTGGAATAATTTTATTATAACCATTATTTATAGTTGTTACCAATCTACAAGAACCTGAAGAAAATATTTTCATGGTATAATATATTATGAAAATAAATAAATTAACTAGTATTATTGCAATGTTCTCCAAAATATTTGGGAATGTAATAGGACAAAATAATCTATAAAAATAATTACATAATACATGAAACTATTAATTATAATATGCTCTCACATGTTCGATTTAAAATGGTGCAATAATATACAACTTTTAAATGATTACATGAAATTACAAGACATGGAAGTAGATTATTGTGGAATATCAAACCAGGATGATTTTCATAATTATGAAAATATCATATCTTTTAAATATAAAATAGTTAATCCTAAATTACAATTTAGCAAAATATGTGATTTTATTACTGATTACAAGCCATTTTTGGATTACGATTGGTATATGAAATTTAGACCAGACATAAAGTTATTAGAAAACATCAATTTTAACATTCTATCTATAAATGCAATTAATGCACGAGCAAGAGTATATTATGGACCACGAAAAATTAAGTATGGAATGAGTGTAAACGGCGAGGGATGTTGGGCAAATATAGGTGATTGTTTTTATGATGTTAGTGAACATGATATTATACTTGATGATATGCTTTTTATTTTTCATAAAAATATCTTACAAACGAATACATTCAATAAAATAAAACAGGCGGGTTATATTGAAAATGAATGGTTCCAAACAGCAATATTTAATAATCATAACATACATCTCAATGTCATTGGTTATAATTTAATGAATACTAAGTATGGAGGCTTCTCTGGAAATACGAATGATTCTGTGGATACTTCACCCAATTTAACACAAATAACAATGTGCCAAAAGATACATCGAAACTTATTATCATTATTGATAAATTGAAACTTGAAATAGAGATTACGCATGCTAGAATGAAAAAACAGGTTAATTTATTAAAGGAACAGGCGTTGAAACAAAATTCCGATGAAGAACGCCAAAATATATTATTATCAATTGAGAAATTGAAAAAGAATTGGTAATAAGCAATACATGTATACAATCATCTAATACAATTATTAGAAAGAATGATATTTGATGATTGTGATGTTTAAGATTTAACAAATGAATTTTATATTTTTTGGATTTTGAATCGGCCAAAAAAGATATATTTTTTTATCCAAAAATATTCAAACGAATAAAAAAATATCCAACCTTTTGATAAATATATGGATTCTTATATTTTTGGAGTTTGAATCGGCCAAAAAAGATATATTTTTTTATCCAAAAATATTCAAACGAATAAAAAAATATCCAGAATTTGGATAAATATGTGGATTCTTATATTTTTTGGAGTTTTGGATGGACCAAAAAAGAGAGATAAATCCTCTCGTTGTAAATTTTTAGCATAAGGACTTATGCCGTTTTGGATAATAACCTTAATTAAATAAAAATTGAATTGAAATAATACCAATATAGGGTTGGCAAATCATGAACTATTTTGCTTGCGACAGTTGCTTCAAGGAATTTAAATCTAACCAAAACTTGAAGAAACATGCAGCTCATGCAGTATGTGTTAAAAAACAAATAGTTGATAATAGTCTTGAAACATTGAAAATCTTAATGTTTATCGACAATTTAAAACTTGAACAAGATATTACAAATACTAAAATGAAAAAACAAATAAATTTATTAAAGAATCATGTTTTAAAACGAAACAGTGAGTATGATTCAGAAGAGGAAGAAGAAGATAAAAATTAATATTGTTTTATTACTTCAAATGTTTCAAATAAATTATTATTATACATGTTTGTTTTAGATGTAAACCATTTTTTGTTATCTGGATTCCATTTTGCTCCAAATGATTTGGCAATATCTTTCATATCATAAGAGACTTTTAAATAAATTCTACTATTTTCAATCATTCGCACCTTTTCTTTTTCTATTTCAATTATTCTCAATCTTTTATTTTCTCGTATTTTTTCTTTTTCCTTTTCAATTTCCTCTTTTTTGCAATTATTACATAAATTCCATTTTCTATTTATATGAGGTGTTTCGCATTTTTTACATGTTCTACTTGACTTAGGGATAAATTTTTTTATGCAACAATTTCCAAGAATAACTATTTCATATTCATCTGAATTTTCTTTATAAATATAACAATTTTCTTTTATCTGGTGTCCACAAGGGCATCTGTTTATTTTATCTGGGTATTTATTGTCACCAAAAACAAGTTTAAAATAATTAGAATGTCTTGTACCATCGTTGATACCACTACCATTTCCTCCACCATACTTAAACGGTATTAAATCGCTATATGTTAATCCGTATTCGTGGAATATTCCTTTATAAAGTGATGATTCCTTCAGTTTTTCGTTCATATTTATTGTATTTTATTTATTTTTAGTTAATCATTTCATTTTTAATAAAATAAAATAAAAATTGATTTGAATAATTACAACCATATAATTAGAACAAATAAATAAAATGCCAAAAAGACAAGAATTATTAGAGAAATGCAAAGAATTGAAATTAAAAGGATTCGCCGGAAAAAGTAAGGATGAATTAATTAAATTATTAGAAAAACAAATACAAGAAGAGAAAAAAGAAACGAATATTCCATTTGAAGAAGTAATGCATGAATTATCTAACACAATAAAGAAAGATGCGCGAAGAAAAGTCTGTCCGAATTGTCACGAGTTAGGACATGATAAAGCTTCAAATAAATGCAAATTAAACATTGAATTGGATAATAAAAACAGAGAGAAAATAAAACATTACATTTTATCAAATGAAGAATGTAATGATTATAAATTAGCAAACGAACTTGGCATTAATATTACTAAATATAAAGTATTGTATAATTCTATTCCTTTATGCGAATTGTTAAAAAAGCAAGAAATAAAAGAGGAATATTTTGACAAAGTATTAGAATATTCAAAGTATTATTGTTCTTTGTGTAATGTAAAACAATATAATTCTAATTCTTCATCAAGAGATTGGAAAGAATATAAAAAAATATGTGATGTATGTTGGGGAAATTATGATGAAGAGAGAGAACAATTATGGGAAAACATAGTGAATTATATGCAAAATCATAATTGTGCTATTTGTGGAACAGAAAAGAAAAACAAAGGACATCGTTTTCATTTTGACCATATAAACATGTTTGATAAAAAAGATAGTATTTATAATATGGTAAGCAGAGGAGATGACATAGAAACAATAATTTTTGAACTAGATAAATGTCAAATGGTTTGTGTATCTTGTCATTCAATCATAACACACATGGAAAATAAATTTATATTTACAAAAATTAAGATGAACTTAAATAAACAACTAAGAAAGAAAAGAATAACAGAAGAAGAACATAATTTAAAATGTGAAGAATATTCTATCCTTTATAGAGAGAAAATGGAGAAAGTATATTATATGTTAAAAAATAAAATATAATATTTATTGTCTTGATTGTTTATTTATAGGTTGCATTTCTTACTTTTTCTTTTTGCCTGCGCCTGTATCTTCTTTGGATTCGGTTATTTGCATTTGAGAATTATTTATTTTGCTTTTACATTCTTTTCCTTTTTGATGAGAGCGCAAGGACCTTTCACAATTACCTACAAATAAATTACATATTTTACACGGATATGTTGTTTTACTAGAACCAAATTTGGAGAATAAATATTTATCGAGAGAAGGAATAGAAATAATTTTGACTTCATCAATAATCCTTTTATGACTTTCTTTAATCATATTAATAATAGTTTCTTTATGAGTTGCAAATTTATTCATTTCGGTGTTAATTTCAAGTAAAACCTCTTGTGAAATAATATTATCATTTTCAGAAGCATCATCACTTTCTTCATCAAATTCCTTCAATTTATTTGTTAAAGTATCAATAATATCAATTGCGATTTGTATTTTATTACTTGAATAATCTACATTATGAATATAAACCAATACTTTATTTTTTACAATGTCAATGTGATAATTTGGTTTTCCAATAATTCCAGTGTTTTGAGATAACATGATTCCATTTATTTTATGTGTTTCGCAATCAAATGCAAATTTCCTTATTTCATCGCTTGAAACATTATCCGCATAATCTTTATTCTCAAACAATATATCTGATTTGTTTTCTCTCTTTAATAGGATATCACAAAAATGGGATTGTTTGGATGTATCTATGATTTCAGAAGTAGGAAACATATGAACTAATACTTTATGTAGATGATTCTCTGAAAATTTTCCTTTTAAACTACTGTTGTTCTTATATTTATTCAGAAAGTCATCTAAATTCAATAGCATTTTTTCTTGTGTTTCTTGTTGCTTATTAATATTCTTATTTATTTTTTCATCATTGAGAGAAATAACTTGTAAAATAGGTTGATGAATTCCACTTATTAATGATTCATATTTAATTTCGAAATTATGTATCAACGTTTCCATTTTACTTGTAGATAAAAAAGCATTCATGTCAAATAATAATTTGTCTGTTTTTTCTTTGTCAATTGTTTCAGTACCTTTTCTCTCGTTTTGCAGTTGAACTAATTCCAATATATGTTTATCAAATTGTTTATTATCTGTTATGATTTGTTTTGTTTCTTCAAGAATAGTAGAGTAAAACTTATTAATGTCTTCTTGTAATTGTTTGTTTGCCTTATTATTTTCTGGAATTAATTGATTAACCAATAGAGTTGTTTTGTCTACTATGTTATTGTTTGTGCTATCAAAGAGAGAAATCATTTTAGTTGAATTTTCTTTATTTAGTTCATGAAATAAAAGATGCAGTTTATCCATTTTATTTGAAATATCATTTGTTAAAGTAGTATTGCTTCTGTCTAATTTATTTGAGATGTCAGTTGTTAAAATAATATTACTTTTGTCTAATTTATTTGAGATGTCATTTGTTAAAGTAGTATTACTTTTATCCATTTTATTTGAAAAGTCATTCGTTAAAACAATGTTGTTTCTCTCAAGTGTTTCTCTGAATCTATCATTTAAATTGCTTGAATTTAAACCAATAATAGTTTTGATTTCTTCAATGTATTCTTTTTTAATGTCTAATAACTTAAGTGTAATATCGCCTGTTATTTTGGATAAATTAGAATTAATCATTTGCAGATTAGTGTTTGTCGTTGTTTGTAATTCATGGATTTTATTTTTATTTTCTATGCATTCAAATAAAATCTGAGAACTAATAGATTTATTTATGTTTGCAGTAGCATCTTGTAATATGTTTTCAAACAATTCAACACAAAGCAAACTAATTTGTTCAAAATCTAATGCAGTGTTATTGTTGTAGAATTCGAATACCTTTTTATTACAAATTATCATCTCATATTCTTTGTTCATTATAATTAATAAATTTAATATTCTTTAAATACTTTCAAATATGAAATGATAATAATTATCAAAATACAGGATTTTCAAATTAGATAATCAAAATGAAAATCAAAATAGAATATATTATTTTTTTGATTATGATATTAGAACTTTTCATAATCAAAGTAGAAAAATGAAAATGAAATTACAAAATTTCATTTTCAAAATAGAAATTTCATAATGAAATT